ACCTGAGACATCTTTTGCTTCGTTGTGGTCAATGTTTACAATATGCAGTTCGTCATAATTATCCACATTAACCATGCCCACCTGTGTCAGTGTGTTAGTTGGCTCGAACGGATCGTTAAACGTTTTGTCGTCCCGCCAAGTCACACTGTTTTCTACGTCTAATACTAATCTCATTGCTCTTCCTCTAAGCTGTATAAAGTGACCGTCCACCGTCTAGTTCGCAATGTACGACACCATGCCAACCACCTTTAAGCTTATTCTTTGCAATATTCAAGTGTCTTTGAGTATCTTGTTCGTCCTGACCTTCAACGATAGGGTTCTTAGAGATCAAAACCATTAGATCACTTTCTGCAGCTTTACCCGTTTTAGACCCTTCCATCATAGACTGATCAACGTACACCTTACCTTCTGCTACAGCAGATAACTGCGACATCCAGATCACACAACAGTTGTACTGCTTGGCAATGTTACGTGCGTGGATAGCTGCATCTTTCAGGTACACATCAGACTTATCACTGTTCTTAGTTGCGAACTTATCACCCATGTCTAGCACTACGATGTCTGGTTTCTCATGCTTAACAATAGCCTCAACCCAACGCATGTCTTTGTTGGTGCTATCCTTAATCCGAATGTTTTGTTTGATAGGCTCATAGCGTTTACGTGCTAGTGCTACGTTTTCTTTGACTTCATCCATCGTCATGTTGGTAGCAGCCGACAAGTATCGCGCACCTACGCGCTCATAGCTTTCCTCATTACACAACACGATACACTTAGCACCCTGCTGCGCCCACCCTTCTGGCCCTGCAATCAGACTGGCATGGAATGATGTTTTACCAGTATTAGGACGAGCACCAACCAGAAGCAGATGACCGCCGCTAACACCCTCAACCCGTCTGCGGAGTGTGGGTATGTTGAACTTCCATTGCGTGGCAAGATCATTCGCAGCAAGTAGAGTGTCGATGTCAATATCATCCCAATCCACACGCAAGTTTGGAGTAAAGTCATCTTTGTAATCCTCTAGCAGACGTCGTAAGGGTTCTAGGCTTTCCTGTGTACCGTTAACAAAGTCAAACCCAAGGCTTGCTACTTGATCCCCAACATATTGTTGGAACATCTTGCTTAGCGTATCCTCTGCTATCTCTTTATTGATAGGATCTAGCTTGTCTAGTTTACGAAAGAAATCATCATAAGCTGACTTAGTGGCTGTTGTCATGCTCTGGTTCTGCGCCCAGAAACATGCTTGTAGATCAGATACAGACATATCCGTGTCGTATTTACGCATAGCTGTATCAAGTGTTTGCTTGATCTTACGCACATCCTTCGTAAAGATTTTGTCTGGGCATCGAATGCCTTTGTGTTGATCGTAGAACTCTTTATTGAGTAGTGTCTTAATCAGTGCCAGTTCCATCTGACTTGTCTCCTATTATAATTCTTATTATGACTTCTAGTGCAACCAAAGGCCACATGAAACCAAACATATAAGGTATACCGCCTGTTTCCTCATCTTCGGTAATACCCCATAGTAGTGGTATAGCAAGTAAGTACATAAATGCTACACCATAAAAAAAGTTAATCATTAGCGATAATCTCTATCTTGTGTAAGCCCTCTGATGTATGCAACGAGGATGCTATGTCTAGCAGTTGCTGATAGTGCATGACTACCATCTCATACTTGTTAAGGTCTACATCCCACTGTCGCAAGTAAACGAGGTTACCATCTAGGATCATCTCTACATCCTCATGACTGCCTGACTCGTCTAATGTCCTTACGACAGTAGCGTCATATTCATGTTCAACGGTAAACATTGTTAGCCTCTTCACGTTCAATAGATGCTTTACGTTCTTTATCAGTCATTGGTTTGATCTGCTTTGTTACGTAATCCACAACTACTGCTGTATTCCAGTTAGCCTGTTCAACCCGAGCCTCTTCGATTGTGTCAAATAGACGAGGTTCAGGGAAGTTGTGAAATTGTGTTGGGTTCTCTGGTACATACATCCAGTCGCCATCAACGTCGATCATTAGTGCATACTTAGTCATTACGTAGTGCCTTCCATGCTACAGGGAATAGTTGTTCCATTTCTTCGTCAATCGCATCTGCTACAATGCTTGTCTCTGCTTGTGTGTCATCAGCGCAGCGTAGGTTACACATGTCTGCAAACGCATCAAGCGATCCAGACCAGTACCACTCAGTCATCATAGACTGTGGCAACACCATACGCGCTTGCTCTGGGCAGACACCTTCATCTAGTAATTGACGATACAGATTCAAGGTCTTCTGATAATGATAGACTAGATTAGCATTACTCTTTACCTCACCTTGGCTACCCTGCTTCTTGTCTTCACTGCGTCCACGCCAGATCGGGGGAGTATAGAATGCAGGTTCGTCATCAACGTAGCGGCGGCTGATCTCATTCCAACGTAAGAACTTATGTTTGACAAGCTGACGTGCTACAAAGACAGGAGCGCGTACATGAAAACTAGCAAAGCAATGCCCAAAAGGAGAAGTATGCTTATGCTGTGCCAAGTAGTGAATAAGCTTTCCATCAGATTGAACATCAAACGTTTCCTTCTTCTTGCCAAACGATACCCGAGCAGTGTTTACCACGTCTAGGTCTTCACCCATGCTTTTATGTAATGTTACTAAGATCATTGTGTTAGTTCCTTTAGTTTTTCAAGATCGTTCTCTACACGATATTTAATATCATCGTCAAGTCGTAATGCGAATGTTGGCAACCCAGTCCACGATTCAATCTCTTGCTTGTACTGGATCGTCTTGTCTGCTGCATCAGGGTCAAGTGCTACAATAATACGGTTATACTCTTGTATCTTTTCCATGTGCTTATCTGTTAGCTGTGTCCCAAGGATAGCCATAGCTGTGATGTCGGGAAACTCTTGCCACGCTACGATAGCTGAGATGACATCTTCGACAATCAGTAGTTTTCTACCTTCACCCATTGTGAAGTAGTCGGCTGCGCCTGTATAACGATACCACTTAGGGTGTTTCTTCTTACCTACAGCGCGTCCAATAGCGTCAATGATACGCCCCTTGTGCTTGATCGGGAACACAATACGTTCATCTTTTACGTCATACATCAGACCCGCAATACCTATACGGTGTCGGCGTATGAAGCGATTAAACTTTTCGTGCATGTTGGTTGGTTGCACTACATATACTGGTATTTCCATTGTTTCTTTCTCAGGTTTACGTTGTTCTTCTTTCTGACGCATCAGTGCCATAATCTCTGCGGCTGTCATGTCAGTGTTGTACATACCGCTAACACCACAGCCTAGCTTGTAGCAATTCCATCGTAGCACACCTAGTTCTGTCGATGCTGTGTAAGTGTTTCTGCCACCGCAGAAGGGACAGTTGCCACGATAATCGCCATGCGTAGTTAAGTCTGATGCATAGGCACGTTGTTTACTGTAACTCGTCATTTGGGTTTTTCCTTCCGTGGTTTTCGTGAAAGCCGTACTCTTTCTCTGCTTTTTTACGTGCTTCTTTAGCTTCTTCTAATGTTTTATAAGAGCCTAAACTTATATGTTTATAGTTTACCTTTATCCGCGCTATATACGTGCCATTGTTTTTGTTAATATACACACCACACACACCAGAAGTATTGTTACTAGGTGTTCTTTGATTTCTTCCGTTTGTGGTATGGTCTACATCACGTAGGTTCTCTACTTTATTATTGAAAGGATCACCGTCAATATGGTCTATTTCACCTTTAGGCCATTCCCCTTTACTCATAGCCCAAGCAACCCTAGACACTTTTGTAGTCTTGTATGTACCATCATCATAGTAAAACCTACATGTTCTGCAGGTATAACCTGTCCTGTTGTCTTTTTGAATCCAACCTACATCTGTGAGACTTCTTGTATGTCTACGGCCTCTTGTGCCGTAAGTTTCTTTATACAAAACCCTACCTGTTTCAGTGTCATAGATGTATTTATTACGCAACCAATCTATGCTAGGATACCCATTCTCTTGTCTTTTAGGTTTACTCTTCTTCATCGTCATTACCTCTGGCTGCTAATGCTTTCGATGCGCCACTGAATGTATTAACCATGTAAGGTTTAAGTGACGTTATATTCTGGTGTCCTGTTACCTGCATCAACCCTACTGCGTCAACCCCTGCTTCCATCATTTCTGTTACAGCAGTGCGGCGTAAGTCTTGTGCATTTAGTTCATTTGGTAGATTAGCTTCTACCTGTATGTCATTGATAACAGGGGCTATTTCCGTTTCAGTGTAGGCTCGAATGAGGCCACGATCAATGTTAATCTTGGGTGCTACATAATCTTGAAAGCCAAATTCTTCTTTGTGGTTGCGCAACATGTTACACAAATTCTTGCTGATTGGCAGGTGGACATCTGCGTTACGCTTCGATTGTGTCAAGTCAATGCGACACTGATCTAAGTCTAGGCAGTCCCATGTCAACACCCGCATGTCGCCCACGCGCTGCCCCCAATCGTATGCCATGTGTACAATCAACCCCATACTGCGCCATTCCCATTTGCTGTATGCTGTATCTAAGAATAGTTTGACCTGTTCACGTGTCCACTTAACACGGCGCGGCTTGGGTGTCACAGTCTGGATAGCTGCCACTGGGTTGTGCATCACGATGTCGCGCGTCATAGCGTACCGCCAAGCGACAGACAGCACTTGTTTGCAATACAAAGCCTGACGTTCTCCGATAGTGTTTAACCACTTCTCGTAAGCCTGTGTTAACATACCTGCTGTGATCTTTTCGATGCGTACGTTCTTTAGCATGGCATGTCCTACCTTAGTGTGCAGGATCGTGTGACAGCAACGCTCGTAATCTTTCTGGGATCGTGGCTTTAGTCGTGCAAACTTAGGGCTATTGATATAAAGCTGTAAAACGAAACCTAGTGTAGGTCTTTTTGGTGTTTTCATCTTTTGTCTCCTTGGGTTTACTAGGGGGCAGCTTGCCCACCCAGTGTGTCGCATCATCGAAAGGCGTGTTACTTTCGCTTGGCATGGTACACCGTCAGATAGATTAGCCAAAACGTGTACGCCGCTGCTAGAATTACAATCGGCCCTGCCATTAAAATAGTGGATACCATACTTCACCTTTACGTTCTTGTGCTTTTAGTTCTTCGATCTCTACATACAAGCGATCCGCTTTGTCCCACTTACCTTGCCATTCCATATCGTTAGCAAGCTTAGTGCGGTTAATGATCACCCTGCGTAGTGGTATTACTTTACCTACAGGTTTGCTTTCAGGTGTCTTGTTCATGCTTCTACCTTTACACGTACGTTAGCTGTTAAACCGTTCATCTTTTTATAGCGTTCTACCAAACTTTCAGCTTCATCCAGTGTGTGAGTAGCATGTGTGGCAACTAATGTGCCACACTCTGCTTTGTTAATCATGACATCAAAGTTTAGGCTGTAGCCGTAACCTGTCATTGTGTTGCAGTAATCACGCATCTGCTTGCTCACTCAATAGGTGATAGCGTACATAACGCTTATACTGAATATCGTTTACCTTCTTTTCTGCAACGATATTTTTACCCGACTCTTTTAAATCTTTGATGCGGCGGGGTAAGGCCATGATGCCATAGTTTAAACCTTCTTGGGTGCTGATGCTACCGTGCTTACGAAGGTGCTTCATGATTAGTTGAGATTGAGATAGTTTTTGCATGGTATTTCCTTTCTGTTACCACTTGTTTTTACGAATTAGCCAATAGGCATAGCACTGGCTACAATGTTCCTTGCCACAGATCAAGTCAATCAACCAGACAAGGTTGGGCATGTTGCGTTTTTGCCACGCTCTGTTACGCGCAGAAAAGGTTTGGCTCTGTTCGCCACCTAGTATGACGTTGCACAATACAGATGCGGCAATCGCTATTCGTTTAAGATACTTCTTCATCACGTATTCACAAATTGGTGTGAGTTAATAACGTAGTGTATATTGATTTCACCATCAGGCCAGTTTTGATACAGGTAAGCCAGAGAAGTAGCTGCCCTATCAACTAGCTTAACAAACTCTTCATCTGTAGCTTCTGAAATGTTGATAGGCACTACAGCTATTACTGTTTTATTGCATTTTCCTTTGCCATCACGCCAGATGTAGCTATTTTCGGTTACATAGATCACAGCATCGTTGTGGTCATATGTTTTGATTTTGTATGTCTTATCTTCTAGCATTATTCTTATCTTTCTGCTGCTTCTTCTAGTCGGTTCATTACCACAGCCAAGGCCACACCCAGATCGCGTAAGCTTGCTTGCTCTGCCATCTCTCTGACGCTCTGCCAAGGGTGCTTCTTATCGTTACTAGTATGGGAAGCTTCTACCTTTGGGGGTTCGTCCACCATCTTGCGTTCATCACGATTGTTTAGCCATTCAATGAGGCTTGGCTTATCTGTCGGCACTTCTACAGGCCACCAATGGTATGATCGCTGTTTGGCTAGTGCCTGAGTGCCAAACCATTCGCCTTTATCGTTTGTGTATAGCTTCATTCTACTACGTCCCAATTTACTAGATCGTTATATGCTGCAATCGTTTTGCAGTGGTGGTCAGGTGTTTCTTTGTCTGTGTCGGCAAGGTCTAAACCCTCACACGCAAACGCCAATCGCCTGATATAGTTATCATCTGAAGGTTCAGGAACCATAAGGTGTAATTCATATTCAACAGTATGGTTTATTCTGATTGCTACCTTTTTCATTGGTTTACTCCTTCTTCTTTAAACCATCCTTTGCTTTTCAAAAAACGTTTTAACATTCTCATTTTGATTGGGTTGTCTAGTGCAGCATACACCCCATAGATTTCCAATACCTCGCGCCTGTCGCGTTTCTTTGGGGCTGTGTCTACCCATGTCTGGCCTTTGGTTCCTATCAGGATCACGTGACCATTAACACGCACAGCATACATAAAGATGCCTTTGTGTTCGTTATCTTTGAAATGCTGATCCACTCGTTTGCGGATGCTGCCAATAGTATCACCCCGCTTTAACTTGATCGCGCTTTTGACGCTGCGGAATGACCACATAGAACGTATAGCACGTGCCAGATCATCCCACGTATGCAGATATATAGTTGCACCATCCACACCAAGGACTTTCGCCACCGCCAAGGCGCAAACGTTCTTGTTCCTGTTTTCTGCGTTGTTGCTCTCTGCGATTTGCTTTTTCCGTGCGTAGTATCTCATGTTTGCATGTCCTTATTTTGCGGGTCATATGTTCAGTAAAGCCCAGTGTGTCTTCGGTTTGGTCACGGCGTTTACGCCGCAACTGTTTGATATATTTGCGCTGCTGTTCGTGCATCAGCTTAGCCATTCACGATTGATAAAGTACATACGCCATTCATCGCCTTTATTGGCTGTAACAAATGCAAGGTAAGTATCACCCTCATGTCGCAACTGTTCACGATATCCATGTACCGCCAAATAGCTTTCGGCAAATTGTTTCGCCTTTTTCATGGACGTGAAATACCACCGCGCCAATTTGGTTTTATCTGTGTCTTTCACCACATAAATATATTTCGCTTTTGCCATATCAAAAATCCTTTTCGCCAAATGGGGCATCACTATAACCTACGTGATACAGTTCTAGTTGTTTATCGGTCAAACCTTTTGCGTAGTCACTGTTTAGCGTACGGCGCGATCTGTGAT